AGTGCTGAATTAATACCGACCGGATTATGTGCCATTATTTTTTATAGTTCATTTTTATAATAGTTATTTATAATCACTCTTCTTCATCTGCTTCAATTTCATCTTCAACTTCAATCTGATCTTCTCCAGAGAATACAGAATTAGCCACTAAAGGACGGAATGCATCAACTCTTTCAGATGATTTTGCATAAAGAACATCTTTAAGTGCATCACTGATTTGAGATGGTGACTCATCCGCAATAATCATATCTAAAAGGTCATCCATTTAATTGTATAGTAAACAACTAGGTATATTTATATCTCTCCACCCTTGGGCATTTCTGGTGCTTCAGTTGAAGATCCATCAATATCAGGTTCCATTTGTGGTTTTCCTAAATCCATAGATGCTTCTGTTTCAAAAGGTAATCCAGTTGCAGGGTCAATAGTTGCAGGATCTGGAATAGTTCCATCCTTAATTTCTTTTTTGATAATTGCATCCTGCTCTACAATTTCCATATCAGTTTGACGCAAGATATTACGTCTAATGTAATCTTGTGAGTAATACTTGCCAACATATGGTTCTGCAGTTGCAACAAGAGCAAGTCTCTCATTCATCAATTCTGCTTCTTTCAGTTCTGAGAAGTGATTATCATAAAGGAAGTCATATTGAATATGCTCACTCATTACATCCCAATCTTCAGGAGTAATTACATTCTTTAGGATCAATTGGGTCTTCAGCATGTCATTAAACATGTTGGAGAATCTCTTTCTTAAACGAGAAACAAACTTAGTGAACTTGAGTTCATCTCTTAAGATCTCAGAAGATCTCCCCAAGTTAAACCCACCTTCTCCATCCATTCGTGATGGTGGGACGTTAAGCGAACGGTAGAGTTTCTTTTTAAAATATTCAATATCAGTGATTTCGCCCAAGTTTTGTCCGCCAGGGAGAGTGGTGATTTCTGTTCCTCTTCCACCTTCACGCCTGGGAAGCCAGAAGTCCTCAAGCATTGCCATGTATTTTTTGTCATCACGAATCTCTCCAGTGTTTGCATCATATACGAGTTTGTTGCGATAACGCATCATAACATCACGCAAATATTGTTCTGCTTTTTGCTTCGGCAGATTACCAACATCAATGTAGAAAATTCTACGTTCTGGTGCTCTACTTAGACGGTAGATTACCAAAGAGTCCTCAATCATTCTTAATTGATTAAGTGACTTAATTGCTTTATGAAGATATGAAAGAGTCGTTCCTTTATTTCTATCTACAAGTCCTGAAGTACAATATGTAATTGCATCTCTTGCAATTTTAATTCCTTGATTTGAACTAGACTGCATAGGGTTTCCACCATATGAAGACTTAGGATTGTAGATGAAATACTCTTCAATCTCTGGGAAATCATAATCCATAGGATTCGGATCTCTAGTATTAACTAATTGATTATTTCTACCATCGTTTGGTTTTTTCTTTTGTTGACGAACATAACGCATTTTCATTGCGTCAATATATCTCAACTCTTGAATTCCTTCTTCAGGTTTCTTTAAGTCAATAATTTTGTGATAATAGATTCTACCATCAATATACCAATTGCGGTAAATCTCATGTGCTTTTTTATCAAAATCCAATAAATCTAAAATATACTTAAACTCTTTTCTAATCTTAGATTTAATACCATCACTGGCATTTAGATTTGAAAGTTCTATTTGTACAGGACTATCATTTGAATCTGAGACAACTGCCTCATTTACAATATCCTCAATTGCACTGTCCGACTCTGGGTGGAGTGACATTTCACGATATCGTTTGATTAAATCAAACTCAGTTTTAAAAACACCTTCAATATCAACATGAGTACCAAAAAAACCACTGCTCATGTAGTGGTCAGACCCATCCTCATTATTAGGAGGAACGGGACTGACTGCTGACGGTGAGAGTGGTTCGTTGTCCTCTATCGAGAACCCAAACAGTTTTGCCATTATTATATTGGAACTTTAGTCTGATCTATTTATTAGATCACGCTCCGGGTGTATTTTCGCTTCCAGATAGATTTGAAGGTGCCCAATACTGAACTTGGAATTCTACAGTGAATTCTTCAATTGTGTCACCAGTATCATATGAAAGGTCAATTGCGCTGATGTTGGTTGGGAAAATTCCGTAGAACTTATACTGCTTTGCATTTGACAGTCCTTGACCATCTTTTGCACTAAGTGCAGTTGCTGATCTAGCAAACTGAAGAACTTCAGCATCAACTTGATATGAACCTGGATCAGTTGCACCAGAACCATCAGCATACTGACCAACAAATTGCATCCATGCTTCCATGGCAGTGCGAATTTTGAAGTCATTATCATTGATGACTGTTACAGTCCAGGTATCAAATGTGCGGTCTCCAGCAACCTTAAAGATTCTTCCTCTGAAAGGAACATCGATTGAAGCGATGTTAGATGCAGGCAACTGAGCGGCCTTACAGAGTACTGAAAACTCGTCTGAATCATAATCAGCTCCACCAGGAAAACTAGTTAAGTTTACCTGGAATAGATTAGGGCGAGCGCCGCCGCCCTTCAGAGTTGATTTAATTTTTTCGATTGAATGTGCCATTTTTTAATCCTCCTTTTTTTATTTAGATAATGTTATCAAACTCTACCAGTTACTTCTTCAAAACTGATTCCAGTTCTGGTTGCAACGAAGGTAAGTGTTACGTAGTTGATCGACTTAGCAGGCTTCAGGAAGATGTCTGCTCTAAACTCATTATTATCAATAACGTCAGGAGTGTTGTTCGTGGTATCGCAGATAACAGCGAATCCATAAAGACCTCGCTTTGCCTGAATATCGCGAAGATATGGTTCAACAATATTTCTAAAGTTTGCTCTTGTTAACTCATCATTGAGTTCAAAGAGTTGTGCTTCTGCTGCTCTTTGCAGTGCTTGCTCAATTGTGAGGAACAAGCGGCGAACGTTGATTCTATCGAATGCAGATGCATATCCAAGAGCAGTCTTATCACCGAAAAGGAGTGTTCCTAAACCAGGTGTGGTGATAAAGGAGTTAATTCTTGCAGGATAGAGACGATCTCTTTGTGCTTTATTTGGATTATATGCAAGTTTAACTGCATTGTTGATAATACCACGCTGTTGACCAGCAGGTGAGAACCAAGGATATGCTACCAAGGATGTGCGATTCATCAATCCAGCAACGTCCGCGTTAGTTGGGACATAACGGAATTCGTTATTGAATCTATCATATTGATACTTATATCCACTATCAAGAACTGCATATGATGAAGATGAAAGTGAACTGAAGTAGTTAATTAGATTGTCTGTTTGAGTATTTGTGTTAGTAAGTCCAACCAGATTAGTTCTGTGTGGTCCAACAGTCGCAACACAATCCTTTCTTGATTCTGCAAGAGAGATAACATAATTTGCTTTTGCCTGGGATTCTGCTTCAGTAGCACAACCAGGACCCATGATCATATAGTCAACTTCAATCTCATCTTTGTTGGAGAAGAGTCCGTATGCTGTAATTAGATTAGAGAGTTCTGCCTTCATTCCACCAGTTGCGGAATAATCGACACCACCAGCAAAGGTATAATTTACATTACCCAGTGCGGAGTAAGTAACTCCTTGTGCATCCAATCCCCAGAGACCGTCTCCAGTAGTTACTGGTGTAAATCCTGCAGAGAATCCAGTTGCTCTTGGAGTTGTTAGTTTAACAGTATCAAGTCCTTGTGATGGATTGTAACCTGCATAAACATTAGCAGAGTAGTCTGCAAGATAATCTTTGTAGAAAATTCTTTGAGGAGCATTTACATTTGAAATTGCATCTCCTGCTTTAGAAAGATTGATATGCTTTTCAATGATGTTCCCTTTGATTCCAGTAACGGAACCTTTATCATCTACAACTACAACGTGTAGTCCATCATTCTTACCACTTCTATCAGTCGTATAGACGTTAGATATTGGTCTTGGTGCAATAGACTTCCAGAAAGTCGTTGCATTTGTCAGACCCAAAGTCTGTTGATCATACCAATCAACTTGAGTTGCTGGAGTATATCTAGTTGCATGAAGTCCTGTGCTATTAATACCAGCACTCGTCACAAAATCAAGAGGAACCGCTGTTCCAAATGCTCTTGTTGTAGAACCTTCTTGATAGGTGATTGCAGTTTCTGTGGATCCACCACCAACTGTCTCTACGCGAGAAACAATTTTAACATCGATGGTGCTATTTCCACCAGTAGCATCAGTTGTTACTCCAGTAATAATTCCCTTAAGGAAACCAGTGAATGCTGAAGTTGATCCTGTTCCAGGAACTACTACATTGTTTAATGTTGCAGTAACACCAAATCCAATTGTTGCACCTGTATTTGCAAGATTAACTGTTGTAATTCCAATTACTTGGTCTGCAAAATCATCGATAACACAAATCTTTAGTCCGTCTGCCCACGTACCTGGGTTCTTTGCAGCATAAGTGAAGTTGGTAGCACTCTTATAATTCTGCTGGTAGTCATCATAATTTTTAATCTTCAGTGCAGTTGTCGAAGCAAGACTTACTCCAGCATTCGAGTTATTGAGGTTAGTATCATCTGCTCTTACTACCTTAAGAATTCCTCCATAGGAAAGGTAATTTGCAGCACTCATCCAATACTCATATTGAGTATCAGTTGAAAGTGGCTTACCAAAGGTATTGGTAAGATCTTGTTCTGTAATAATATCAATTGCTTCTTCAACAGGTCCAATCTGGAAAGGTCCGGCAATTGCACCAATATTATCTAAGACATTATCAGCTCTTCCTACGGTTAGGTCAACCTCCCTGACTAATACGCCAGGAGATAATTGAGGAGTCGCCATGTTTTGATTCTCCGTGATCTCATTTTAGAAATATTTATTAAAAAGTCACTTTTCATAGGGGAAACATGACGCGAACTACCAATCTGGATATTCCCAATCCTTAACTTTAGGTTTTTTTGTTTTTAATATTCTTTTTATAGTACAATCCTTACATTCATATGAATATGAAGAAACTACAGGTCCTCTATCTTTTCTTGTTCTATAAAAACTTTCTATAAGATTTTTTACCTCTCCACAAGATCTGCATTTTCTATCTTGCAATAAAAGGTGACCAAGTTTTATTTGACCATCTAGATCCATTACCCATATTCCCACATAAAAGATCTATCTCCATATTCATCTGCCTTGCTCCATGTATCACCTTCAGAATCTACAAAACTGTCATCATCCAATCCGTCATTCAAAAATCCAAATGGTGCCATGTCTTGCTCAATTTGATTTTTTTGCTCTTCATATAATCTTTTACGAACATCCTGATCTGTTAGTTCTTTAAAATAGTCCATCTGGACTAACCATGCATATATGACAAGACACATTGCCAGGTCATCATTACAACCTTCTTCTGCCTCAAATGAATTGTGCTTTGAGATAAATGTTGTTAACTCAGAAATAATCTCATAGTCATTGAAGATAAGTTTATCTTCCTCAATCATAGTTTTTAGATTAAGTGATCCAACCTTCTTGACAGTCTTGGACATCTTAACTCCCAATTGAGTTTTCTTACCAGAAAATCCCTGCCCCACAACTTGACCTGCTCTACCTCTCATGGAGCACATTAAAAGGTTTTGATATTCTAAATCATATTGAAGAATACTTGCAACCTGATCGCCAATATCATTAACTTCACATAAGATATAAGCACTATTATAATTTTTTGCTATTTCATAAATGATATTTGGAAATAGCATTGGTTTTATATCATTATTTCTATACTTAGAAACAATTTGATGTGGGAATTCTGTAATATCAAAGACTACAAAAGCAGAATAATCCTCTCCAACTCCTCTTGCTACGTCAACTGTCATCACATAATCATGGTCTTCTTCTGGGGGTTTATATACATCCAATCCAGCATTTCTTTGAATTGGATTGTCGTAAATTAAAGTTCTCAATTTACTTGGAGCAATCAAAGTATTGACTGATCCCAGAAACTCACATTCAAACTCAACTTTGAATTGTGCTTCTGAAGTATTAGCAATTGTAGTCTCTTTCCACTTAGTGTCTCTACCTGGTACTTCAGACCAGTGAACATCTGTGGGGATATATTCACTCTTACCTTTCTCTGCATCATGCCACATACGGTAGAAGTGATTCATACCATGTGGTGTTGATACAATAATTACCTTGGTGTTTTTACCAGAAGTAATAGTAGGATAAACAGAGGCAAAGAACGAGTCTGCAACATGGTTTGGAACGAATGCAAATTCGTCAAGGAAAAGGATATTGAACGACATGCCTCGGACAGCACTTGCAGACGTAGAAGCTGCCAGTATCTTACTGCCATTTTCTAACTCCAGAGATCCTTTATTCCACGCAATAATACCCTGCTGCATCCATTTGGGCAAATTCTCATATGCAGTTTGTAACCTCCCTAAAAGTTCTCTAGCAGTTGCTGCTTTGTTAGCAAGGATACCAATATTAACAGAGTCATTGAATACCGCATAATGAAGAAGATAAGAAACAACTGTAGTACTTTTGCCAGTTTGGCGGGGCATTTTACAGATGTTAAATCTATTCTCATGAAAATTATTAATTAATTTTTCTTGGAAATGATATGGATGAAACTGAGTAAGACCCTCATCCAAAGAAACAATTTTTATGTAGTTATTAGCAAAATATACAGGATCTTCTTTACATCTCATAAACTCAAAAATTTGTTCTTGAGTAAATTCAATTGCAGTATTTGCTTTTTTTAGATTGGGATTACCAAGATATACATTATCAGACATAAATTACTCAGCAATTCCACTTTCTAAGTGATTTATTAATTCTGCTATCTGGATCTCTTGCGGTTTTAGCAGAAGTTAATTTACTCTTCATTCCTTTCATTCTAGCGCAGAACGATGCTCTACGGGGATTTCCAACCTTCTTGCTTGGTGCCTTAAGGTCAGATCCTGGATTTTGCGCTTCATAAGACTTTCGTCCTTTTTCATTGAGTCCGCCTTCTTTATTTTTTCCTGATTTTTTTGTCCATGCTGCACCTTCTGCATGGAGAACCGGTTCCCCTGGTTCATAGTCTGTTACCCTGTAACTTTGCAGTTTTGCGCCAGGATATACTTTATTAATCTGATCTTGAACATCAGATTTTTTAGGGACTGAAATTTGAGGAAAGAACATCTTCAACATAATAGTTGAACTTCTAAATCTAAAAACAGTATCAACAAGGTTGCCAGTTTTTGCTTGCAATCTTACTGCCTCAGTCATCTTATCAATATCATATGTATCATAATCAATAGCATTAATTGGTAGTTTGAGTGGTTCTGGTTTTACAATGTCTTGAACTACGGCATATGTCTCCCCATATGCATCTGTAATTTCAATTTCTTCTTTTTTGGTTTTCTTAACACAGTTTGGATATTTCTTTCCAAACATAGTTTTCATACCCTTCTTCTCATAACCTTTCCAACATGCTTCACCAATTTCTGTTTCTTCTTTCTTTGTGCTATTGCCCCAATTAGCAGCACCTTTTTTACGACACTTGACTAGTGCTCCTGACGCATATGCACTTGGCCAAACTGAATAACGTGATTTTACTTTATGATAACAAGCATCTTTCTCGCCTGCTTTTTCGATTACTGTTTCTTCTGTCTTCACGTTAATTGCCTTCCCTGATCTATTTGGATTTGGATCCTTTGCATTCTTTCTACGAAACGCTGCTTGTTCATCATCTTTAGAGAGATTGCGTTTCATTTTAGAAGAACCACACTTTGGTTTTGTGGTTTGTCCTGGTTGCTTGGCACAGGGTTTTCCAGAGTATTTCCCACCCAGTTGAACCCAACCAGGCTTGCCATCACTAGACTTACTCTTGCCAAACCAGTCACGCAGAGAAGAATCACCACTTTTCGATTCACTTACTCCTCCACCGTTTCCATTTCCATTGGAACCATTACCATTACCATTACCATTTCCGTTGCCGTTCTTTTTGGTTTCGGTATTGTCATCTACGGAATGACCATTCTCCTTACGGAGATATCCAGA